ATCACGACATTCACAATCCATCTTTGCGTTGGCATGGAAAAATGTCGGATCCCTTGCAGAACAGAGGTAAGGACTTCACCGGGGATCTTAGACGGGGCGAGGAATGATAGGACAGGTTTGGAGACAAAGGAAGATCGATGATAATCATATGTTTGAGAGTTGAGTTCACCCCAACGATGCGAACAGCCTGTTTTTGCGTGGTTAACGACAAAACCGTAAGAAGCAGTGACTGAAACCCATCTCTCGTACATCAAATCATTTCCCTTAAAAAGACAATCGTCTCCATTAAACTTTCCTACTCTACGTAATCCCTCTTCACCGTAAACCTGAACTGCGGCAATATCATGGCAGGCCTTGTTAATAAGACAAAGAATGGGGAATGAGCAAAGACTCCCCATCATCGAACCACGCTTTATCTTATGAACTTTACCTGACGACGACATCCACCGCAGATCGCTAAAACTCTCGATGAGGACCTTCCTCTCCTCATCACTTAACTCCGGGGCCTCACTGATGACCTCGACAGCAGCCTGAACGGCGGGAAGATACAACTTGTCTGTGGATAGTACGTAATCTCCACTTATATATTTTTCCCTTTCATCACCACTACCTGCAACTGCTTCGAAGTCTCTCTTCGTCACCTCACCCCTGACACACCAACCAAAGGAGGATATATAGTCATAAAGAGCATTATGCACCGGTCGGAGGACACGTTTAACACGCGCCGACTGCATTGTGACTACCCTAAATTTGCCCTTGGTCTTGCCGATACCAATACGAACCATCGAGTTATCATCGCTACACTCGTGGTCGGCAACACCTAAGGTTCCTCCATTGATCTTCGTGTTTTCTAAGCAGCCCTGCTGGTCAGGGACGTAACAATCTGCTTCGAAACCAGGGGTGAGTTCCGGTCTCACCTCATCCCTTCTCTTCTCGGGTAGTTCCTTCCCCCAACCACCCACCAAAACCCGCAAGTGACGCTTCAAAAGATCTGCTCCATGACTGGCAATCCTGTTACCGGATTCACAGTCCTGACTAGCATTCTTGATCCACGCCGCCCGGGCGTCACGCGCGGCCGACTTATCGCAGTGATGACACAACGGGTCGAACAATCTCTTACAGCCTTTAACGACTGCTTCGAATCTTTTTCGAGATCGACCCCTAATCATAGTCACTGTGGAAGAAGTCCACGTATCCCATTCTTTCCTAACGGTCGGGCACATCCCAGCTCTAAAAGCTGGTTGATTATCTGAGAGTCTAAACTCTCGCGAGATAATCTGATGTGCCTGATTCAGGCTCTTCGCGATGGACCTTCCTGTTGAACAGGAGGCTCTACATCCGGAGTGATCAAAGATATTAGACGAACTAGACATTGATCTGGACGTAGGATTACCG